CTTTAGATTGTCTTCTTGCTCTTTAGAAGTTCTAACCATTATGTCCGATGGTGTCTCTCCTGTCGAGGGCAAAACTTTAATCTTAACATTACTTGTATCCATAAAAATTGGATAGACAAGACCGTCTGGTCCATTTCGATTTTTAGCTACAAAGATTCTACCAGAGTTTGACGCTTTATCTTCAACAGTTCGCGATACAGAAAAAATAAAATCAGCAACAAAGCACTTATTGAATGCCTCTGAAATTGATTCCATTGTAATTACTTCTGCATTTAGACCAGAGCGATTTGTTTGTGATGCCGTCCAAACAGGGCAAGTATACTCTTGTGCTAGTCCTCGCAACTCTTCATAAATAGTTTCAAGTTCCTGTCTCTTCTCTTTCTGATTAGAAATAGGTCGAAGAAGATCACCATAATCTACAATAATTACATCTGGCTTAATACCCTTAATCTTTAGTTTCTCAAGATGAAGTTTGATAGTATTAGTAGATGCAGACTTAGTTGGATACTCTTTTACAATAAGTTTACCAGCCAAATCTTGTACTGATTGAAAAATCTGTTCCTTGAAAGTAAACAAATCTTTCAACTCAATGCCAGTAAGACAACTATCATAACGCGAAGCAACAACAGAATCTGCAAGCTCAAGTGTATAATGAACTACAGTCTTTCCAGCCTTTAGTGCTTCAGTTCCAAGATGTACAAGTACCATTGATTTACCAGCGCCTGTAGGAGCAATAACTACTCCAAGTTCGCCAGTACCAAGACCACCCTTACAAATACTGTCAACCTCAGCCCATCCAACACTAACTGGATTACGAGATTTAATTTGAAAACGCTTCTCAAAATCTACAAGATAATCGTAACCAAAATCAGAAGTTGTACCAAGCTTTAGGGCTTCATTAATTGTCTTAGAAATTTCATCAAAAGAAGCAGACTGAAGAAGTTTAACAGACTTCAACATTGCTTCTTTTAGTTTCTGCTTCTTACAAAAATCAAGAGAAGTTTCCTTAATGAATTGAGCACCATCTGGTTCTGCATCCTGCATACGAGCAAAGAAATCACGAACCTGCTTTTGAACAGTTTCGTTTTGATCTTCAAGACCAGACCTAACAAGTGTGGTCATAATGTCAAATGTAGGATGAATTTTGTACTTATCTTTGTAACTAAATACAATCTGCACGAATGCTTGGAGATACTTTAGTTCAAGAAATTCAATAGAAAATACCTCACGGATTTGGTCGCAGAAAGGACGATCCATAAGAATAAGTTGTACTAGACTCTCTTGGAAGCTTTTTCCGAAACGAGAAAAGTCACTCCTCTCGTTTGTAGAGGCTGTAGTCATTTTGCACCTTTTGGGAAGTTATAGAGTAATACGGTCTACCAAGCTTTGCAAGACCAATAACGTGCTTTAGTTTTTGGTCCTGGGTTTTCGCAATTGTGTCTTGCTCTAAAAGATTTACGTCTTGCGGGAATATTCTTTTTAATTTTCATATTCTTGTCGCCAAAGTTAACTTTCTTTACGTTACCAGTTTTTGGATCTTTAACGAAAACTTTAGATTTCTTTACATCACCTTTCATTGGCTTATTGAGTTGAACAGTCCTACCTTGGTATTTAGCTTCTTGAATAATTGTTCTTTCACTTTCAAGTAATTCTTGAAGGCAAGCAGCACAAACAGGAGTTCCATCATCTAAGTGAGCTGATTCATAAATATTTTCATCATTTCTTTTGCCAGTAAAATTAGAGGCTGTAGCTTCCATATTATTTGTAATAATTTGATTTAAATCTGAAATATTATTACTACTAATAATCTTTTGTAAATTATTTACAATAGCAACGAGTAACGTACCAGATGCCCCACTTATATCACCATTAGCTATTTGTGTCATTCCCATAGCCAATGCACCAATAAAAGCACCAGAACCAATTCTTTGCATTCCTTTTGTAAAGTCACCACCACCCAATTTTTGAATAGCAGATAATGTTAGATTTTCTGTAACAAGTTGTTCTTTTACGGGTTGTTTTTGTTCTGGAGCGTTTTTTTGAGTTTTTTGTTGTGGTTTTTCTGCTGTCATATTTCTGAAAATAGTTTCAGAATCTTTTCCAAGTTCAGCTTTATCAGCATCAGATAATAAAGAAACTAGTTGTATAATTATTTGTGCAGCTTGAAGAGGTTGGTTAATAGAGCGTCCAGTACTTATAATCTTGTCATTTTTTTGTAAGTTTTGTTTTGTAATTTCATCTGGGCCAGAAGAACCAGCTTTTCCTTTGGCAGTACTTAATAAGTAATTTTTAATTTCTTGTGGTCTTCTAATATCAAGAACTTGTTTTGGTTGTTTTTCAGCTTGTTGTGGTTGTTCTGCTTGCTGAGTTTGCTCAACTACAAATCTTCTCCAGTTTTCTACAATTAATTTATGTTCGTTTCTCATAATTTTAATTAGTCCTTCTTTTTTGTTTTAGTCCAAGAAACTGCTTTGGAAGATTTCTTTTTTCTTAATGGACCTTTACCAGCAGATTTACATTGTGCTTTAGTTGGTCTGCAAGCTGGATACTTACCACCACTATCGGCAGAGTCACGACCACAAGGACCACCAGTTCTACAATTTACCCAACCTTTGCCTTTATTTCTTGCAAACCATCCGTGAAGACCTTGTTCTTTTTCTTTAGAGAAGTTTGGTTTGTATGGTTTTTTCTTTTTTGCTTCATCTAATTCTTCTTCAATTATTTCTATTTCACCAAGGTCTATTTCTTCATTGTTTTTTTTTCTACCTTGACAATGTGCTCTCTGAGAGAAACCTTTTGGATTTTTACAATTTATAGAACTTTTGTATTTATCAGACCATTTTTCTTCAAGTGTATTTGTTTCTTCTACATCAACACTTTCTTTTGTTACTTTTACACAATTAGGGTATCGTTTACCAAACATAGTTTTCATACCTTTTTGTGTATAACCTTTCCAGCATCTTTCATTAAGTTGATTATTTTGTTTTTCTTCAATTACTTCAATTTCTTCAAGGAGTAATTCATTATCAATTTCTTCATCTGTTGCGCTTTCGCTTATGCCTTTCCAGATCTTTCCTTTACGACATTTAACAACAGCACCAGAAGCATAAGCAGAAGGCCAAACATCGTATTTACGTTTTGCTATTCTAGTGCAACGATCACCAGATTTCTTCTTCTTTACAACTTTAGATCTTTTTTTTTTAGCTTCAGAAAGGTTTAAATCTTGACCAACAGATAATAATATGGCTCTGATTTCATCTTCAGATAATTCTTTGCCTAAAGCTTTTGCTTGTTCTTTTGCAACCGTCAAAGCAGCTCTTACTGCGTCTTTGGCTTTTGTTTTTCTAAGCTCATCTTTGCTTTTTTCAACAGCAGCAGTAATATCTGCTGTTGAGGTTGTAATTGTAGTTGCTGCTGATGTTGGAGCAACAGATGCCATATCTTGTTCAGATAAAAATTGTTTCCAATTCTCTAAAATTAAATTATACTTCATACATCTAAGTAGTCTTATTAGCAACAATCTTCTTGAATATACTCATCAAAGATGAAAAATCAACAACACCAAAACCATCTTGCATTGACATTCTACGAAACTCAAGTTGATTTAACTCTGGATTAAAGTTTTCAATTACCTCGTCTATTTGTTGTTTGACTTGATATGAAATTTGTGGAGAAGAAAGTTGCATGATGCGATAGTTATCTCTAATCACCTCAAATGATGATGCGATACTAATAAATGCTTTTCCTTCCTTATCTTTAGAAAACTCTACAACATCATTTGGTAGATAAGATTTATCTTCTGTAAGCATTGAAAGTTTCTTAGCTACTGTAGCCATTCCAACACCACGAACACCTTTTAGATTATCACTATCATCACCAGTAATTGCTCTTGCTAGGGCGAAGTTATTAGGATGAACGCCATACTTTTCAATAACTTTTGCTACATTAAGTATTTCTTCTTGAATTGGACGATAGAGAACTGTTTTATCATTAATAAGTTGAATGAAATCTTTATCTGCTGACACAATCACCTTTTGCCATTTTTTATAATGTTGATGATTTGCTATATATGAAATCAAATCATCTGCTTCAATGTTAGGATAAAGAAGCTGAATGATGGGCATTTGGTTAAAGTACTCTGCAACTCTAGTTTGTTGCCAAATCCTGTTTGAAATCTCTTCATTCTCTGTAAGATTACGAACATCACGATTAAGACGAAGAGGATTACGACCCTCTTTATAATTTGAGTTCATAAGTTTACGTTTCTTAGATCCATTTTCGCCATCCCAACAAACAAAAATAAGATCTGGATTTGTTGTGTTACAAAGCTTCTGCATAATTTTAAGAAACCCAACAACACCACCTACAGGTTGACCGTTTGGTGAAAGCGTTGGATTAGTAATGTAAGCACGAAGATACTGATTATTAGCATCAACAACCATCATTCTTGGCATTTAAGATCCTCCTTTAAAAAATAGTGATATTCTTCATCTTGCATAATCCAAACATAACACAATTCTGGGTATGCAGTAATAACAATACCCAGAATACTGTAATCTGTCGTTAAAGACATTTGGTTATTTTTACGATGAATAATTAATTGTGATGTGTATGTTTTAGCATACCTATTAATCCATACTAAATCACCTTCTTGAAGTTCTGTGTTCATCGCATAGTGTCTCTACATAAGTTCTACCTTTAGAAGTCTTTGCTGGCGAACCGCAATACTCACAGATAGTGAAAGATCTTTTTTCTGCTTCTGCAATCATATCATAAACATATCTAATATCCTGTTCATCAATCTCTTCAATACTAATGTAGTATCTAAGACCTCCAAACTTCTGTTTAACTTGTGCAGCACGAACATAGCTAGAAGGAGGATATTTGTTGTTTATTGTTTCAATTTTACTAGTAATCTCATCAACAAGACCTTTCCAGCCTTCACTAATTTCAAAGTAAGAAAGATTACTTAGAGTTTTTGGGTATTTGTTGTAAAGTTCAGTTTCCCACATTATTCCTCCTTTCGTTTACAATCTTCCCAATAGCATTAATAGTATTTAGAGCTATGTCGGAAAGAGAATAGGGCTTTCCACTATTAACAGTGTTTGAGATTTCATTTACCATAACATCGTAACTAATAGCCATAGCATAATGAAAAGCTTCAAGTTCTTGAGTTCCTTCTTCTGGATTTACCTTTCTTGTTGAAGTAGAGCCATTATTTTTGTAAATGGTCCAAAATCCTTCTTTCTGTTCTTCCCAAGGATTACGATAATTATCGGCATATTTGGTTTCTACATAATTCTTATTACTCATTGTAAATCCTCATAGATTCAACCTGGCCGTCCTCATTAGAGTAAATGACCTTCTTGATGCCAACATACTGCATAGCGGCCTCACACATAGCACAAGGCTTAGAATTACGAAGGCACCCATCACGACCAACGCGAACAACGTAGATAGTGGCACCCTCAGTAATAGAGCGGTCAAGACCAAGAATAGCACCAATCTCAGCGTGAACAGTAGCGTGACCCCTCTGCTTCTTACGGAAGCGATTAGCCCAAGCCTTGTACTTATTCTTATTGCAAGAAGTGTTCAGAACAGTTCCACCACGAACAAGTACAGCACCGTGCTTGTACTCACGAAACTCAGTCTGTCCTGCAATACGCATAGCAAGCTCAATATACCGCTGCTTCTTCCTAGAAAGCTTATTCGGGTGATTCTCCATAGTGTTCTTCTCTCTTGATACATAGATAGTAACAAAGCCCCGCGAGGAAGTCAACCCCACGGAGCCTGTTTGTTTTTAACTTAGATTAGTCTTCGCTTTCTATGTTGTAATAGTTAGAAGCATTACCAGTTTGCTTATCAAATTTAGTAATAAGTTCCTCTTCTACAATACTAAGAACGGCGTTTCTAAAACTTTCATTCTGAAGTTCTGTAGGAAAATCTGCTGATCTAAATCTCTTCTCTGACCCATCAAGTAGAGTAATTGTCCACCAAGCACCACTTGAAGCTCTATCTGATTTAGAGATAATGTCAAGCCAAGCTTCGTGGTCTGAAACTTCTACTCGCTCTCCACCCCATAATAATTTAAGCGAACATTCTCTACCTTCTGTACCAAAACGAGATTTCTTTAGTACACATTTAGTCTCTGACCCGATTCTAAACCCTGTTGGTGATACAACATAACTTGCTTTGCTCTTTTTGGGAGTAAGCCAAATTCTTAGTGAATAAGCATAAGATAGTGCTTTACCACCAGGAGTTATAAATGGGTTTACAAGCATTTCTGTATGTGCTGTTGGACCCATTACAATGTTTTGTTTTAGCTGATTAAGGACAAGGAATGTGCTTTTCTTGTTTGCAATTGGTTGGATAAGTTTTGCAAGACCTTTTGACATAATTCTTGGTTTTACTGCCATTGAAGATTGAGGATTAAAGTCTCCTTCAAGGTCTGCAAGTGATGGAGTAAAAGCAAAAGAGTCAAGAACAAATAAGAAGTGATCACCTTCTCCAAGAAGTTGTTCAATAGTTTCAAGTACAAACTCAATGTTTACTGCTTGAGTATAAATAATCTCACCTACATTACATCCAGCTTTACTAAGGAATGAAGGGTCTAGTGCAGATTCTGAATCAAAGTAAACTACAGTCATTCCCATCTTTTGGGCATTAGCAGCAATCTGAGCAGCAAAGTAAGACTTACCAGAGGCTTCAATACCTGCAAGTTCTGTAATACGTCCAACTGGAATTCCTGCTTTCTTGCCTCTACAAATAATAGAGTCTAGTACATCTGAACCTGTTGGAATCCATTCTGTTACTTCTGATGGGTTTTGTTCAAGAAGATCAAAAGAAACTTCTACTCCAGCTTTTTTATTAATTGCATCTCTCATTTGTGCAATAGATAATTTACCATTTGTCGTTGTTTGAGTTTTTTTAGCCATTTGGTTCCTTTGTGATAAATGAAAACGGGTGTACCCATAAGATACACCCGTTTCGTTAGTTAGTCAACAGATTAGTCGTCGTCTGTTCCAGTAAATCCTGCAAAGGCTTCATCAACAGGTGAAGACTTTTTGGACTTATTACCACCTTTCACGATCTCACGGGACTCAGTTTCAGCAGATTCATCGGAAGCAAGGGCAGCATCAAGGATCTTCTGAACCTCTTGTGTACTCTGGCGTGGATAAAGTGATCCAAAGTCTGGAATAGTGTCGAGAAGTTCCTTACATTTTGCTGCTCCACCATAAGATGGGTCGCAAAGTGGTGAGGACTTACGGCGAGGAGTAATCTTAGTCTCTGGAAATTGATCTTTTGCACCAGCAGGAGGCTTAGTGTAGTCGATTACAAGGTCAAGACCATCCTGTGGATCAGTAATGTCACCATACTCTGGGTTAAGAACAAGACCAATCATAGTCTCATATGCACGCTTACCGTATTCCCATACCTGTACACCTTTTGCCTCTTCTCCGCGAACTAGAACAGGAGACATAAAACGCTGCTTGGGGAAAAGCTCTTTTGCCATCTTCTGGCTTGCCTTATCCTCATTTGCTACACCATCACGCCAAAGCTGTGAAGCGAAGTTACAAACAGGACAATCATCAGAGAAGTTCTTTTTGGGACAAAGAACAGTCTTTCCACCTACCTTGTAATGGAAGAAAAGCTCCTTGAATGGATCGCCGTCTTCTGTTGGAACAATGCGAACAGAATGCTGTCCCTCTTCCATCTTCCACCTAACAGAATTATTGCTCTCCTTGCCATTGTTAGCAAGCTTATCAAGCTTATTCTTCATTTTGCTCATATCGATAGCCATTTTATTGTCTCCTTAGTTTGTTGTTAAGAACGGTTGAACAAATCTCTTCAACCGCCA